TTGCTGTTCGGTATTTATATCGCACAAACATATAAATTACCCAAAATTAGTTCTATACTTCAAGAAATAGAAAAATATAGAAAAGATTAGTAATATTTTTTATCATGTTCCGTCCCCTAAAGCACCCGGGGAACGGGCACTTTGATCCTTATAGGATGAATACTCACAAAATTTCTTCCCCAAAATGAGAACATCAACCCTCCATTGCCCTGTCCAATACATATCCCCGGATGTATCTGGACATGGATCTGCCGCGCTGGTGCTAATCCAACACGCATTCTGAGCTTTCAAGGGACCTCCCTGACCTGTACAATTGGGGATGTTGACTTCCGGACATCCTGTGTCATCCCATGAACACGCCTTACCAGGACCTCCGTGATCCGCACCACCACCACATGGGTCTGGAGATTTGGGCGCGCATTTAGCACGGTTAAAAGCTGGAGGTGGCGTGTATGGGCCCCAGTTTCCATTATTACAAATATTTTTGTTATCAGTAGTTATTCCCCCGTTTGCTATACACCCATTGGCACCCGATTGAGGCGTAGGTTTACTTATATTTGTTCCAATATTCACGGGACATGCGCTAGGGTCACAGTTTTTACAAATACCGTTAGAATTCCAAGGTGATGTGGCATCGGTATTTGAATACTGACCATCTTCACAAGCCTTGCATGCATAATTACCCGAACCTCCTCCACAAGTGTATCCATCTTGACAATCTTGTTTTTTACAGTCTCCGCCACAAGTGTCACAAGTGGAACACTTACTTGAACCCGGAGCCGCCGTCTCTCCAGATGGGCATGGTATGCAAGTTAGGGATGTACCATCATTATAGGTATTTTCACCACATTTCACACAACCGGAGTCCTCATCCGAGTAATTTTCTGATGACGGGCAATCTTTATTTTGCATAACTTCAAGGACAAAAGCAGTTATACTTAATGAAACCATAATAAAAAATAAAATTGCAATTAATCCACCAAAATGTTTTTTTGATTTAATTCGTTTCATATTTTATATAAATATGAAAAAAAAAAAGTTTTAAAAGATTCAGTTACAACGTTTTCTTAAAATCCAAGTTCGGGCTCATCAGTATCACCAAGGAACTGCATAAACGAATTGTCATCTTGAGGGATTCCAGCTTCTTCGCGTGCTTTCATATACTTTTCTTTATAAGATTCAATAAACCCGGGATGCTCAGTATCAGCTTCGTTAATTTCTTCCCGAGCCTTGATAATACTATTTTTCATTTCATCCATTTTCTTCTGAGTTTCGATATACGTCCAAACCAACTGCGCCTTCTTGACCCGAAGAGTAATATATCTCTCATAGGGGTCTTCTTCCTCTCTCTCCGATTCCTCCAGAAGAGCTTTTTCACGTTCTTTGATATCATTAATTTCTTGCTGTTCCTCCTTTTTCTGTTTCTTAATATCCTCACTAAGAACCTTGGTAATATTTTTCTTGATATCAACTTCAGCAGTTTCGGCCGAATAAGTCGATGAGGAGGTCGCCGGAAAAGGCTTTCCAACATATGCGGTATAAATCTTGTGATAAGAATCTACCGTTTTGATTAGATGTTCGGCTCGTTCCGCACACTCATCCGATGATGAATAAGATCCACGAACTTTTACCATTCCGTAAATTCCATTTGCATCCGGGGTTGCAGTAACGGATGGAACAAAACTTACTAAACAAAATTTCTGATCCGGAATACTGGGATCAGAAAAACTTTTTTCAGTTGCCGGATAATTTTTAACAAAGGAATCAACAAAATTATCCTTCATTGCCTCACCAAGTTGTTCAGTTGTTAGAGGATCTTTGTTTTTGGGAACATAACCCTCCGATTCATCGCGGTCAATCGGAGCTGTTAGAGAAGTATTTGACGACATTTTTATAAATAATTTTTTTCTTTAAACTTTATAAAAGCATATATATTTATATTAAAATGGACCAGATTAAAAAATTTTACGAAGAATCTTCAGATTTTGATGAGTTATGTCTTATTATTCAGGACGAAAATAATATTAATTTAGTGTCTCAGTTCCTTAAAGAAACTAATTGTCAAAATCTAACCAACCCTAGAATTTTCCTTTCTAGCTTACTAATTGCAAAATTCCCAAAAGATATCCTAGGAACAATTTCAGATTTTAATCACGAGGGCTATTCCATTGCCACTTCGGACATAGATAATGACATTGAACAACACGCAAAAGAACTCGTTGAATATATATTTGGCGATATTCATAACATCTCAGAGGATATTTTACAAAAACAAATAACCAAATTTAATACTGCATTCAAAAATTGGAAAAAAGATGATAAATTACATTTGATAAATAGTTTATTTTATACTTATCATTCTCTGTCAGTTGATATACTAAATTGTGAAGAAGGTTTAAAACAAAACTTAATCGACTGCCAAGAAGGAATTATTGAACAAGCACGCAAAATTGGAGGTGATTCATTAGTTCAACAAATAAAGGATTTTCACCCAGTCGTTATTGATAAGGAAAAATTATTAGAAACCTATAGTCAAGCTTTTTGGGATATCACCAAAGAAGAATATACAAACGGAAATTATGAAAGAATTTTTCAAATTTTAGATCACATAAAAGCGCAATTAAAATCTTTGAATCCTTTCCAACGTAATGGGGATGCCTACGATGAGACAATTGACATTGATTTCATCCGTCAACAAGTAACACATGGTGCATATGGAGCTGTGGAAATTTCAAATCTTCAAAAATTACTTATTGAATATACAGAAAGATTGCAATCACCGGATTATGACGATTTAACAAAGACGCTTCGTCAAAAGTTAGAAGTTAATTGTTTATCTCTTCCCGAATTTTTAAAGGAAATTGCCTTCATTCTCCAATTGACATGCGATGACGTTTTAAAATTCAAAATGCATATGGAAGAAAATAACCAAAAATTAAGTTAAATAATATTTATATATTTTTATAAATATTAAAATATATATAAATGAAAAGAATTAAATCACGTAATCCCGAAAAATTACGAAAAAAATCTCGAAAAAGTCACAAACTCCGAAAAAGTCACAAACCCAGAAAAAGTCGCAAATCAGGAAAAAGCCGCAAATCCGGAAAAAGGAAAAAACCCCGAAAAACGTCTCGACAAACGTCCCGAAGAGGCCGGAATCGTAAACTTAAATTTAAGTTTATGAGAACCCTTAAAGATTTGAATTTAAATTCCAAATTAAAAATTAATGTGACAAATAAAGAAAGTAGAATTTTCTTTTTTAATGCTGTCCAAATGAAGTTAAAAGACTGCTCGGAGAGAGTTCAATTAGGAAATTCTATATGCGAAGTTGTTAAGTTAAGTTCAAAGGAACATGGGCTTCGAGTGTACGTCCAAAATTTTGGAAACGGTAGACTTATGGTTAATCCATTTAGTTGGCAGTTTCGGTTAATACCAAACCCACCTTACACAGTTCCTATTCATGGAAGAACAAAATATACTGTAGAGTTTGACAATGGGGTTATAAAAGATTTCAAAAATCTTGAAAATGTTGTTCCAATAGAAGAAGAAAATCCATCATCCATATTTACCTTCAAGATTAGAGATTTGTTTGATTACCTTGTTGAAGAATGTCTTAATTATGAAGATGATGATAAGGAAATACAGAAAAAATTTCGAACTACTTTCTGCAAACTTGTTTCTGGGGATGTTACATTTCAAAGAGGAATTGCACATTCACTATTAATTCCAGATCAATTAAAGAATGTGCTTATCCAGTTCATTAATGAAGGGAAAATAAAGGTTGTTAGTTATTTTGGAATTCCCATCTAAATTAATTAAAAATTTTTTATTGTTAATTCAAAAAGAAATGTCACGAAACATCACCTCAGACGGTTTTAAATTAATTAATTATTTAACAAAATTTGAAATTGTTGATAACCCTGGAAATAAACGTTTTTTTAATAATGTTAATGAAAGTGTATGTAATGTTGAGGCCCAATTAGCGTTTGGTATAAATGAAATTTTATATGGAAAGAAAAAATTAGTCTTTTCAGTTGGCGAGTTAGTTGAAAGGTTTTTAGTTGAATGTTTAGATGAAAACATTCCGGATGAATATAGGACGATAATTTGCAATTTTGTTTCTGGACATGTTACAAGTCAAAAGGGAGTTGCAGAGGATCTATTAATTTCCGATTACCTCAAAGAAGCTTTAATCATGTTTGTACAGATGGGAAGATTAAAAATTGTAGGATTTTTTTGGTAAAAAATAATCTTTATTAATTTAAAAGATACATTAATGAAAAAAATCAAATCTTGTGATCTTGTAAAATTACGAAAAGAACTTGAAAATAGTCCTCATGGTGTCCGTCGGAAACAAAGCCCAAAAGCCTCGAGAAAACCTCACAGAAGGGTTTCAAAATCACGTAAGGCGCGTGGGTCGCGTAAGGTGCGTGGGTCGCGAAGAAGATCGGCAAAGAACCTTAGTAAAAGAAGAAGGTCCAAGTCTCGAAAATCACGAAAGTCTCGAAGTAAAAGAAGAAGAGGGTCCAAGTCGCGAAAATCTCGAAATTTAAAATTTAGAATGATGAAAAAATCGAAAAAATCGAAAGAATTAACAATTATAGAGTGGGCAAAAGCTGGAAACTTTACATATAACCCTGAAAAAGAAAATTTTATAAAACTAGACGGAACCCTAAGATACGTTGTTCCATTCGACGCAATGATGAACTTGTATGAAAAGCGTCATAGAAAACCAACAAAATCTGCAGCTTCTAGAGGGGTCACAAAATCTGCATCTTCTAGAGGGGTCACAAAAAAATAAGAAATTAATCACCTTATTTTTTTAATTAAATTGAATTTTTATTAAATTTAATTATTATATTTGGTAAAGAAATGTCAGAACCAAAATTTTCAAAAGGACAAGTGGTTTATTTTAATTCCGCAAGACGGAATCAAATTCTTGAAAGTCGGAAAAAACTTTTAAAAAAACATTCATCAGAAGAACTTGGGGAAATGCCAACTGGAAAATTAATTATTGAAAATTTCCCCCGACAAAATAAAAACGGAGAATGGACTTACGAATATGTGTACGGTTTTTGTGGAGACCATGAGGGGGTTGCCCTCGAAAAAGATTTAGTAAGTAAGGATGTTTTTTTTAGTTTTTAATTTTATCAACTTTATGGTAAGTTAATTTTACCAGAGTTGAATGGGTTGAAAGGAAAAATAAATGGGATGAAATTCTTTCAATTTTTAAAATCGGAGAATTCGTGATTTTACATACTGTTTCGTTTAAATAAATTTTTGAATTATGTCCATATTCACACAAAATTTGAAAATTTATTTTCCTCGCCAATTCCCAAATAATTTCATTTGCAGTTTCTTCATTGGAAACGTAGTATCTGGGGAAATCATTTACCTGAATTACGAAAGAACTCTCTTCCTTCGCTAATTTATATTTATTCGGAATAATTGAATCTAATTTAATTGAAAGAGTTTTTGAATTTTCATCATCACTATCACTGCTATCATCATCATCATCCCTGTCAAGGTCATCGTCATCGTCATCGTCATCACTATACACATTAAGATTACAAGTTACACCTGTAGTTTTTGTTTCTTTTGTTGTTTCCTCTTCGCTAATGGATAGAGTTGGCGATGAATTATCATCGCTTGCATTTTTTTCCGAAATTTTATCAAAATCCTGGATAGTTTTTTCAGTAATTGGGGAAAAATTCTTATCTTCTGTGCTGTTAAAAAAGAAGCTCATTTTTTGTTATGAATAAATATTTTTTTATTTAAATTATAATTAAATAAAAATTAAAAATGAATTTAAAATGAAATATAAAATTATATTTTGTATCATTAATTAAATGGATTGTTCAATTGCTAAACTACTTCAAAAAAACCGTGTGGAGGGCACAATTCATAGTCATGTATCTCTTAGTGGCCAAAAGGGAAAATTTCAACTAGATCGGAAAAATTTGGAAACGTTTTGGAATTTATACTGTTCTGGACGCGTTGAACGAAAAGAAAAGTTTATTGTTGGAATTGCTGAAAAACCTCAGCAATATATTCCAGTTTTAGTGGATGTGGATATTAAAAAGGAAAGGAAAACTCAAACTCAAACTCAAATTTATTCTGAAAAACATATTATTGAGACGGTTGCGGTGTACCAATCGATTTTGAGAAAATTAATTGAAGATTGTCAAGATGAAAATCTGTGGTGCGTTGTTCTTGAAAAGCCATCATATAAAGTTGTTACCGGAGGGAAAGAGTTTGTTAAAAACGGCTTTCATTTACATTTTCCAAATTCTTTTATTAATAAACAAGACCAGGAGCTTCAATTACTTCCAAATATAAAACATGAAATTGGAAATCAAAAGATTTTCGATGATTTAAACTTAACCGCTGATGAAGTTATTGATTGCGGGTACCTAAAATCTCCATGGTTATTATATGGTTCTAAAAAAGAAGTAGATAGCAAAAATCCATATAAAATTAGTTACATTATTGATGAAAATGGGACTAAATGTGATTATAAAGAAAAAATGAATCTAATGAGAATTTTTGATTCAAGAGAAGTTCAAATTGAATTTACTGAGGATATCGAATTTTATATTCCTCGGATCCTTAGCGTAATTCCTTATGGCCGAGACGTTTGTGAAGTTAATTGTCAATTTAGTAATTCTGTTTGCGGGGGGAATATTCCAAGTGTTAAAAAAATCAAGGATTTAAAACAGTATAAAATCCTTTCCGTTGAAGAAAATTTAAGACAGGCCGCGGATTATTTACCACTGCTTGATTCGTCAAGGTGTGATGACCATAACAACTGGATTATGATTGGATGGATCCTTTTTAATATTTCGGAAGGTACAAAAGAAGGTTTGGATTTATGGATTCAATTTTCACATGGAATTCAAAAAGACCACAAGAATAGATGAAGTCCAGGAAATTTTAATGATAGCGTTTGTGTTCACGAGTGGAGTAAAATGGTTCAAAAAGATATTAGTATTGGAAGTTTAAAACATTTTGCCAAAATGGATAATCCCGACGGATATGCGTCAGTTATTTATAAATTTGCTAAAGAACACATCGATAAATCCATTAATGGTAGTCATAATGATATTGCTAAAGCCCTATTCGAGATTTACAGTCAACAATTTGTGTGTTCTTCTCTTACTTATAAAATTTGGTATGAATTTATTAATAATCAATGGAAATTAATTGAAGAAGGTAATGGGTTAAGATGTAAAATTTCAGACGAAATTGTAAGGTATTATGAAAAAACAGCTGGAGATCTTGTAAAAGAAATGGCGGTGTGTAAAGATGGTGATAAAGGGGGTGAAATTAAAAGAAAATTTGAACAAGTTTTTAAAATTATGACAAATCTGAAACAATCTCCTTTTAAGAATAATGTTATGAGAGAGGCGATGGAAGTTTTTTACGATGGAGAGTTTGTGTCGAGGTTAAATGCAAATCCCTGGTTAATAGGTTTTAAGAATGGACTATATGATCTTAAGAATAATATTTTTAGAGAAGGACGACCAGATGATTTTATTTCATTACAACTCGGAGTTAATTATAATACAACTTTAACAATGGAATCGGATGCTGTGATTCAAGTCAAAGATTTTTTGAATAAAGTGTTCCCAGATAAATCGGTAAAACAGTATTTCTTAGATAGTGCGTCTGATGTTTTTGTTGGTGGAAATGCGAATAAAATTGTTCAAGTTTGGTCGGGTGAAGGTGACAATGGAAAGTCTGTTACACAAACAATGTTTGAAAAGATGCTTGGAGAGTACTCAGTAAAATTGCCAACTGCGTTGATTACTGGTAAAAGAACTCAGTCAAGTGCAGCCTGTCCTGAATTAGTTAGAGCAGGGAATGGTGTTAGGTGGGCAGTGCTCCAGGAACCAGATAAAAAAGATGTTCTAAATATTGGAATTTTAAAAGAATTATCCGGAAATGATACATTTTACGCACGGACTTTACATAGAGAAGGAGGAGAAATAAATCCGATGTTTAAACTTGTATTAATTTGTAATGAACCTCCACAAGTTCCTCATGATGACAAAGCGACGTGGAATCGAATTAGAGTTGTTCCATTCGAATCAACTTTTTGCGATAATCCTCCGGACACCGAAGAGGAACAACTGCTCTTAAAGAAATTTCCGAAAGATCCGCATTTTACTGATAAAATCCCAAGTCTTATTGAAGCATTTGCCTGGTATCTATTAGAACATAAGAAAACTATCTTGGGTATGAAACGAGTGGAGCCAGAAAAGGTAAGATTGGCGACTGCGAATTATCGAAAGAAAAACGATACTTACCGACAATTTATCGAAGAATGTATTATTGAAAAGGATGGAGTGTCTTTATCACTTGCAGAATTATATAGCAATTTTAAGGAGTGGTTTAAAGATAGTTTACCGAACCAGAGTATGCCAGTAAAGAATGAAGTAAAAGAATATTTTACTAAAATATGGGGTGAATACAGTGGAATTAAAAGGAGTTGGAAAGGATTTAAAATTCGAACGATGGAGGATGATATGGAGGGTGGGGCAGAAAATTTGGAAGACAGTGACGATGATGGTATTTCATTCGAAGATTGAATTAAAAAATAAATTTCTTATATGTATAAAATTTCATGTCATCATGTAAAGAAATTTTATACAATGAAGAATTGAAAGATATTGATTTTTCGGATACATATACTTTTTTATCTTTAATATTCGTTGTTATTGTAATTCCTTTTTATTTACTTACTTTTTTCTTCAAATGTAAAATGCCTTTTTGGTTAATAATTCCCGTAATTGCGAATTCGATTTGCGTTGGCATTTATTCAAGCGTTCTTTTGTATATGAATAGTGAAATTATCGATGATAAAAGAAAAAATTCCGAAAATAAAGAAAAATTTTCGGATTGTTTAAAAAAAAGACATTTATTTTTTCATATACTTCCTGCCATAGTTTGTTTAACTATAATCCCTTTATTACCGGTGATAACCGAAAAAGGAAGTTCTTCGATTGTTATGTCCTGTTTGTTCATGGTTGTTTTTATCTTGAGTTGGTTAATTTTCCCATGTGCGAAAACAAAAAATATTTTATGGCCCAAAATTTCAACTATTTATGGAAATCCATCAAAATTACTAATAATTATTTTATGTCCACTTACCTTGATTACATTAATCACACTTTTATCGAAAATTAAAAAACTAAATTCATAAAATTGATAAAAATTACATTTTTTTTATAATTTTTGTCAGAATGAGCGACTTTGATATCTGTCCAAAATATGAGATTTCTCAAATTGCTTTTGGAGTTTTATCAACTCAAGAAATTTTAGATATGTCGGTGTGCTGTGTTAGTAATAATAAATTAGCCGGTCCAAATTCAGTTTATGATGAAAATATGGGGTGTATGGAAAATGGAAAAATCTGTTCTCAATGCGGTCTTGATAATAAAAATTGTTGCGGCCATTTTGGACATATTTCCCTTAATCAAGAAATTATTCACCCCTTGTATTATAAAATAACCGTAAATTTTATTAAATGTTTTTGTATTAATTGTTGTAGATTAGTCTTCCAAGAAGACCAGTTAAAGATTGGAGGATACCTTAAATATACAAATGAAGCACGGTTCCAAAAAATTCTTGAAATTGCTGAAAAATTAGATATATGCCCACACTGTTCCCACCCAAAACCAAAAGTTTGTTATGAACCGCGTGAAAGTAATGTTTACCTTCAAACAAAAACAAAAGGAGAAAATTTGAAAGTTCAAATGTTAGAGTCCGAAATTATTAAAATTTTTGAAAATATTTCAATAAATGATGTTAAACTTCTTGGTCTTAACCCGCTTCAAGTTCATCCAACAAATTTAATTATGACAGCACTTCCAGTAATCCCACCAGTAGCAAGACCTTATATTATGGCAGAAGGAACAACTTGTGATGACGATCTCACAATCCAATATCTCGAAATTATTAAAATTAATAACCATCTTGCTGATAACTCTCTCCCTGAAACAAAACGACATAAATATGTCCAATCTCTTAAATTCAGAATTAAATGTCTATTCGATAATAATCAGGAAAAAGCCCGGCATACAAATGGAAGACCAATGAAAAGTATTAAAAAAAGATTAGCTGGAAAAGAAGGGCAAATTAGGAATAATTTAATGGGAAAGCGCGTAAATAGATCCGCTAGAACGGTAATTGGTCCTGATCCAACTCTCAGACTTGGCGAAATCGCCATTCCAAGAGAAATGGCGGGGATTCTAACATACCCAGAAAGAGTTACAAATTTCAACATTGAGTATTTAACTGACTTGATTAATGTTAAAAACAAGGCAAACTTTGTTCAAAAAAAAGAGGGCAAAAGAATTAATTTAAAATATGCAACTTTTCGCAAAGGAACTGAAGTTCTTTTTGGGGATGAAATTCATCGAAATGTAAAAGGACAAATTCATATAATTAAAGCTGATAAACATGGTCAACAAGTTAATATTCAAGATGGGGATAAACTTTGGCGAAAAGGGAAAGAAGTTGAGGACATTTCGTATCCCGGTCGGAAAAAATTTTCACTTTCAATTGGAGACATTGTAGAAAGGCATCTTCGAGATGGAGATATTGTTCTCTTAAACCGTCAACCCACACTTCACAAAGGAAGTATGTTGGCAAAGACAATTAAAATCCGAGATGGAAAAACAATTCGGATGAATCTGGCAACAACCAAAACCTTTAATGCAGATTTTGATGGAGATGAAATGAATATTCACGCCCCATCGACTCCCGAAGTTGAAACCGAATTGCGAGAATTATCGGCCACAAAACATAATCTTATTTCCACCCAAAGTTCAAAATCAAATATTGTTATTGTCCAAGATTCGTTACTAGCGGCTTACCTAATGACAAAACAAGGTCCCCATTTTAATTTAACAAAAGCAACATTCTTCCAGATTGCCATGAATGGGGATAAATGGACACCAAATTTTATTCTTTCCAAAATTAATCTTATTCGAAAAGTTTTAAAACTTAAAGAAAAGAAAGTACAAGCCTTTAACGGACGAGGGTTATTTTCCCTACTTCTCCCAGATACACTAAATTATGAAGCCTCGACTAAAGCGGATACATCTGGGAAAGAACCAACATTAAAAATACATAGAGGTGTTCTTTACGAGGGAGTTGTAAATAAAGTGGTTCTAGGAGGATCCCATAATTCGTTAATTCAGACATTATATAAAGAATACGGCGCAGACACTGCAGTTGATTTTATTAATAATGTTCAATTTATTGGAAATGCCTGGCTTTTGCAAAATGGATTTACCGTCGGAAGCGATGATTGTATTGCGACCAAAACAAGTGAAATCAGTGATGTTATTACGCGTTGTTTTGTTGAAGCAAATGGTATTAAAGATACCAGTAGAAATCCTTTGATTGCGGAAGCAAAGACAAATGCAGCTCTTTCAAAGGCAAGAGATCACGGAATGCGTTTAGCCAAGGAAGCTTTAACAGAGGATAATAACTTTGTATCAACAGTAACATCGGGGTCAAAAGGAGATTATTTTAATATTGCTCAGATTACTGGATTACTTGGCCAGCAAAATTTTACGGGTGCGCGAATTCCAAAAACTCTTAATAATAATTCAAGAACGCTTCCTCATTATCCAATGTCAGATTTAACAACGGACCAAGAATATGAATCTCGCGGATTTATTTCAAACTCATTTATCCATGGTTTGAATCCGAAAGAATTCTGGTTTCATGCGGTCACGGGTCGCGAGGGTGTAACGGATACAGCAATGAAAACCGCCCAATCAGGATATATTCAAAGAAGAATGGTTAAAGTCGGAGAGGATATTTCGGTAAAATATGATGGGACTGTTCGAAATGCAAGTGGAAATATTATCCAATTTAGTTATGGAAATGACGGATTAGATGCCTCAAAAACCGTAATTCGTAATGGAAAACCCAGCATATGTAACGTAAATCGACTGGTTGACATGATGAATCTTGAACATGAAACCAAATAAAAAATTTGTTTGAAATATAAAAAATTAATTTTTATATTTAATTTCTACAAAATCCCGAATCCATATTTTCATTTCGATAATCGCAATATTCACCCAGTTGACACTGTTCGGCACTTCTACATTGGACTGCTTCTGAATTTTGAATGTGGATCGGATAATAAACTGGCTGAGGATCAACATAACCACCAACCCATGGTCTACGCAAGGGTCGCCATGGTCTAAAATACCTACCATGCCCACCATGTCCGCCATGGCCATGTCTCCTACGACCCCCCCTAAAATCTTCAATTAAAACCATTTCTTCTTGAGACAAGTTACTCTGCATGTAAAAAGCATAATCTCTGTTTGCTTGTTCTATAGCTGGTTCGACTGTTTTATAAGGACCGAGATTCATATTATTTTGTTCCATTTCATTTGCATAATTATTATTGCAGCTGCACATTTTATTAATTAAATAAAAAATTTAAATTCTTTTTGTATATAAAAGAATTTAATGTCAAAACCGATACCAATCCAAGATTCTCCATGTGAGAATCAAAATTCATTTAATTCTGCATATAATACAGCTCTTCAAAAATCTGAAAATCTTTGTGCAAATCAACCACAATTTAATAAAGCACTTAGCACTGCAGTCGACAACCTTCCTCCTGAACTAACCTTGCATTCGAATGTTTGCAAAGATCAAGATACTTTTAATCATTCTTATGCAAAAGCTGTTGATAAATATAATGAAATAGAATATAATAAACTTACCAATAATCAAAAAATTGTATTCTCTATTTTAATTGTCCTGCAGTTTATTTTTATTATATGGGGGATTATTTTAGCTATAAGATTTATTCCAGAAGCGCAAAGACCTCTTCATATTGTCTTTGCAATAACCACTGGTCCAATCTATGTTCTTGCATTTTATTTATCCCTTATCGGGGGTAAACTTAAATATAAAAAATAAAAATAAAATGCCAAAATGACTAGTAAAATCGTTCCAAAACATAATCCGATCGTTGTCGAAGCATTTAAACATACAATTACATATAAAGATTCATTGGTAATTAAATGGTTAGTTTATAAACCTTATTCCTTTGCCGAACAATTTCCAATTCTTAAACACCAAGATGTTATTTGTATTCCCCTTGGTTTGGAAAATAATTTCCAGACTGGTTCGCTTATCGATTCCGAAACTTTGGAATTTTTTAAAAATTAATTCAAATTAAAAAATTAATTTTTCTATTAAAAATGCAACCATCATATAAATTTTTGACCTTTTCGATTCCTCTTACATTTAGTGTAATTTATAATTATGCAACCGATTTTAAATTATTAAAAGAATATGGATTATATCCCAAAACTGAAAGTATAAAAAAAATTGTGGAACGGTTTAAATAAAAAAACTTTCAATTATCTTCATCGTAAAACTCTTCTAGGTCATCGTCATCGTCATCATTATCATCTCCTTCAAATTTACTCAATTCTTTGATATCCAGTTCTCCATTTAATTCTTCATTTTCAACCGAATTCCCTTTATTTAGATTTACTGGTAATTCATACTCAAACTTATACATATTACATAGATTAATATCATCAGGGGTAAGCGGATCAATAATACTTTCTCCATTACCATCAGTTGATTGTTTTCCAATAACCTTTTTATCAAATTTGTCGAAAATCAAACCAGTTTTGGAATGTTCGTAATTCCCATACTGATTTCTACAAATTTTAATTGTTTCACTGGTTGTGTTTTTCATTTTTTCAAGAATATTATTTTCTTTTTTGGCTTTGCTTTCAATTTTTGCTTTCGGTTTGGAAATCGGAAGAACTTCAGGCGCCTCTCCATTTTCTTCATGTTTTCGGTTAATATATTCGAGAAGACGGTTTAGAAGATCATCTTTTTTACCACCAGTTTTTAATTGACGGCTTTTACAATAAGCCGCTAACTCAGGACGGGTAGCTTTTGCTAAACTTGTTGGAGATAATCTACTAGGAATTTCATTTTTTTCACTGTTTTGAATGATATCCGTTTCATTTTTAATTGGTTCAAACGCATGACTGGCTTTTGGAGAAAAAAGTTCAAAATTTCCAAATCTTTCATCCAGGAATGTAGTTAATTCACTTTTATCGAACTCAAAATCTTTACAAATTTCGTCAATAATTGCAGTTCGATATTCTTTTAGAATATGTTCAAGTTTTTTGGTAAAATTTGAATTTGACATTAATCTATTAAATTTAAGATTCACGTGTTTAAAATTCATTTTTTTTATTTTTCTATTAATAAAATGGTAGTTATCGATCCAAATAAAAACCTTACTAAGGAATTACGAATTCTAGCCGATTTTTATAAAAAAAAAGGAGATACATGGAGAGCCACCTCGTATGCAAAAGCAATTGTAACAATTCAAAATCTGGATTTTAAATTAAAAACTAAAGCTGAAGCAATGCAATTACCCGGTATTGGAAAAGGCATTGCTGAAAAAATTGAAGAATTCACAAAAAGTAAGAAAATTAGAAAAGTTGGCTCCGTTCAGAAAGAAGATAAACTTTTAAAAAAACGAGGGGGGCCAAAATTAAGAGCAACTGACGCCTTTGAAAAAATATGGGGCGTCGGACCAATTAAAGCAAAAAATCTTTATAATCTTGGCTATAAAAGTATAACAGATCTTCGGAAAACTGGTCAAAAACACTTAACCGCTCAGCAATTAATTGGATTAAAGTATTATACCGCACTACAGGCGGAAATTCCACGAGCAAGAATTACAAAATTTCAAAATAAAGTTTTAAAATTAATAGATAGTGTTTGCAATAAAGACCAATACCGTTTCGAAGTCGCTGGTAGTTATCGTAGGAAAAAGAAAACGTCTGGAGATATTGATTGCGTTCTAGCCTCGAAAAATTTTACATTGAAAGAATTTGTCGATTTACTAAAAGCTGCCGGGATTATTGTAGAAACGTTGACAGAATCCAAAAAAGGGGAAAAATTTATGGGTGTCGCTGATTTGGATGGGCAAATTGTTAGATTGGATATTGAATTTGTAAAAGATGTTGAGAAATCTTGGTGGACTACTTTAGTTTATTTCACGGGGAGTAAAGGTTTTAACATCGCACTACGAAATGAAGCAAAAAAACGTGGATATAAACTGGATCAACATTCTTTAATGCGTTTAAAAGATTTTAAAGATGTCAAAATTAAAAGCGAAAAAGAGTTGTTTAATTTATTAGGATTTTCATATCTTCCACCTGAAAAAAGAGGCTAATTAAAAATTAAAAGTAAACTTAAAAAAGAAATTCCTTAATTTAAGTAAATTTTGCTTTTAATTTTCACATGACAAATAATTTAAATATAAATGAAGAATATTATGAAATTCTTAAAAAAACCCAGGAAAAGTATGGTTATCGAAGTATTGCGATAATTATGGTTGGAGGTTTTTACGAAATGTATACGGGGGATAATGAAAATTCAATTGTTGCAAAAGTTGCAAATTTACTGGAATTAAGGATAACAAAAAAAAGTAGTTCTGAAGATTTTCACCTCATTAAAAATCCTTATATGTGTGGAGTCCCATTAAACGCAATTGGGAAATATTTAACCAAATTACTAAAATATAATTTTACAATTTCTGTTTATGATCAATTTGATTCTGATAGTATCGCTACTAAAAGAAAAATCAGGCGATTGGTAAAAGTCCTAAGCCCAGGAACAGATATAGAGTATTGTGAAGCAAATTCCAGTGTTCTGGGAATTTATATTGATAGTTTTTACTGTCCATTAAATTGTGTTAAAAAAACCAATTTATATTTTACACATATTGATTTGGCAACTGGGAAATGTAGTTTAAATTATATATTTGATAACTCATTTTTTGATTGTAATTTTTGTTTTGAAACCGAAGTAAGAAGATATATCGATATTGTTAATCCGAATGAAATTGTAATTATTGGCGGAACTTTAGATTTTTTAATCGGGGGATATTCAATGCAAAAAAGTGTTCAACATGTTCCCTTAGATAAAAATTTCGCATCCCGAAATTTTGTTGACAAGTTTTTGCAGAAAACTTATCCACAAAATCCTCAAAATTCAAATTTCGATTCCTTTTCAATTGAATCGTTAACTTGTTTAGCCGTAGTTCTTCAATTTATTTATGAACATGATATGAGCATAATCTCCAAAATTCAAACTCCTGCAAAAGATTTTAATAATGCTTCCTATGCTTATTTAAATTATGATGCAATTAAACAATTAAATCTGTATGACGACTTTTGTTCGGCGCAAAAGGAAAATTTTTATTTTAATCATTCAGAAAAAGACGTGGTTCCTGTATCTTCTTTATTCAATTTAATTTCAAAAGGAGTTTCAACAAAAATGGGACTTCGTTTATTAAAATCTCAGCTTATAAATCTAGAATTTAATCCGCAAGTATTAAAGGAACGATATAAAAATATTAAATTAATTAGCCCGAGAGAAAATGAACTTAAAAAAATTCTTACCCCGATTTCAGATCTTGAAAGTAAGTATAGGAAATTTATTCTAAATAAATTACCCCCAATCCAGTGGGGTTTACTCAATAAAACATTTGAATCAATAGGAAAATTGTTAAAATTTGTTAAAAGTATTCCAGAAGCGGATTTCGGAATAAATGAAGAAATGGAACAAAATTTTCATAAATTTTATGATGAGTACCTTAAAACTTTTAATTTGGAGGCTCTAAATAATTGTGAAAATATTAACAAAATTAATGAGTCATTTTTAAATAAAGGAGTAAATCCTTTATTGGATAAATTATCATATAAAGTAAAATCGATTGAAAATGTATTTGAGAATGTTACAAGGGATATTAATAAATTTATTGCTGAAAATTGTGCCAAAGCACGAGCCACTGTTCGCCTTTGTTCTGGAAGTAAAGATGGGTATTTTCTAGAAACAACAAAAAGATGTTGGGAGAGTTTTTCAGGTACGGAATGGAGTTTTAAATTTATGTATATGCAAAAAAATTTGAAAATCAGTGGTGATATGTTTAGAGTAAAGCCGGGTGGAGGAAAAGGCCATATTCAATTAAAATGTGACTTATTTGATAAACTTGAAAATGTAAAAATTCAAAGCATCGAAAAAATGGGAGAAATTAGTCAAGAATTTATGTGCCACTACAGTTCCCAAGTTTCCGAAAATTACGATAAATTTTTTACATGTTTATGTCAAAGTATTTCACGGATTGATATCGCAGTTGCTGGGAATCATTTAGGAACAAAGTGGAAATATACTTTTCCAGTTGTTGCTGACGGAGAGTCTTCAAATGTTAAAATAAACGGTATGCGTCATCCATTAATCGAAAGAATTGACCCATCTAACGAGTATATCCCAAATGATATAACTCTTGACAACGAGAATAATGTAGGGATATTATTATACGGATTAAATAGTACTGGAAAAAGTAGTTTGCTAAGAGCTCTTGGTTCTAATATTGTACTTGCTCAAGCTGGATTTCCAGTTGCTTGTGATTATTTTGAATTTGTTCCATATACAAAAATTTTTGCTAAAATTTCTTCTCAGGATAATTTGTTTAAAGGCCAGTCAACATTTATTTCTGAAATGTTAATTCTTCGAAATATTTTAGATCAAGTTGATGGTAGAACTTTAGTTTTATGTGATGAACTGACAGCTGGGACAGAAATTGATAGTTCAATTGGAATTGTGGCCAGTGCGATTTTAAAATTAATTTCAAATAATTCCAATTTTATATTTACAACACATTTACACGGCTTAATGGAATTTGATAATCTTTCCAAAAATCCAAAATTAAAAGTGAAACATTTCAATATCGATATGCAAAATTGTGAAAGAAATTCATTACCTAAATTTTCAAGAAAACTTAAAGATGGTTCTGGAAACACCAATTATGGTATTGAAATTGCAAATTCCCTCGGAATGGATTCATCATTCATTAAAACTGCATTGGATTTTAGAGCACGTTTTAAAGGTGAAACTATGGATATCTTAAGTAGAAAAAAGAGTAAATATAATTCCAAAATTATAATTGACCAATGTACAATATGTTCAAGTAAAGGGGATTTGCATGTTCACCATATAAATCATGTAGAACATTCGGATGAAAATGGGATGATTCAAGGGAAATCTTTCCATAAAAATATTGAACATAATTTAATGGTTTTATGTAAAAAGTGTCATATGGATGTTCATGCTAATAGCAATGAAAGAATTTAAAACATTTTTAATTTATTATTTTAAATAAATTAAACCAAAAGATATATGTCTTATGAAAATCTTAATATGAGAGGATTTCCGATCAAGGAATTTGAAATAAGATTAGAGAAATTGCAGGTAATTATGAAAACCCATGAAATTGATGCAATTCTTATAACCACCGAGGAAAATTTTCATTACTTTAGTGGAATTAACTCAAAGTTTTGGGCATCCCCAACTCGCCCCCTATATATGATTCTTCCTGCAATTGGAAATTCCCCTATTGTTGTTATTCCTGATTTACTAGTTAGCGCAATGACAAAAACATGGGTTAAAGAAATTTATTCATGGCCTGCGCCACAGCCAGATGATGATGGGATTTCGCTCTTATATGAAAAACTTGCAAAGTACCATCGTATCGGAACTCCAATGAATGTTGAAACACAATTACGGATGCCTTTGTTACATTTATTAGATCTTAAAAACCGCTTGGGAAAAGAATTTATTGATGTTAGCGAAATAATAAGGAATTTGAGAATAATAAAGTCGGAAGCCGAAGTCAAAAAAATTGAACGTACATGCAAATTAACTTCCGAATGTTTTGAAAAACTACCAAATCATTTAAATTCTTTAGATATTCCTTTTATCACTGAAAGAATTGCAGTAAGAGAAATGAATTCTCTTTTAATCGGGGAGGGTCTCGACGAAATTAAATTCATTGTTGGAACCAATGGAAATAATGGATATTGCATTACGGATGGTCCAACCGATAAAATGTTAATTCCTGGGAATATTTTTACAATTGATACTGGTACAACATTTGATAATTATTATTGTGATTTTAATCGAAACTTCCTAATTTGTAATAATTTGAACAAAGATTTTGAATTTGATTTTGTTAATCATTGTAATAAAGTTTTATATCAAGCAACTGAACAAGGTTTTAAAGCACTGAAACCTGGAAATAGGTATAGTGATATTTTTTGGGAAATACTAAAATTTTTAGAAAAGTCTGGATTCGGGGATGTGAAATATCTTAACTGTAGATTTGGTCATTGCATTGGTTTACAGTTAACTGAGTTACCTGGAATAACATATTATGAATCAACAATCTTACAACCAGGTATGGTTCTATCAATCGAACCATGTTTACTTTTGCCGAATGGAAAAACTATGGTTCACGAAGAATGTGTTTGTATTACAGAAACTGGTTATCGATTATTGACAAAACGGGCTCCGATTACATGTCCTACAATTTTCGTTAGTGAAAATAATCTGAACGGTGATTTTCGGCATGTTATGTATCCTCTCCAAAAAACTATACATATTTCAAAAGAAACCGAAAAATCTATCAACGAATTCCATGGAAAGCAGGAACTATGTAAAGAATTTCATAACTCAATTTCATGTAAAGCAACTCCTTTATATAATCTTCCAAAAACGCAAGCCGAATTGGGTATTTCCGAAATTCTTGTTAAAGACGAAGGAAAACGGTTAGGTTTAAAATCATTTAAAGCTCTTGGAACATTATTTGCGGTTAATACCCTTGATGAAAAACCAAAAACATTATGCACAATGACGGATGGGAATCATGGTAAAGCTGTCGCATATGCCGCCAAGGAAATGAATATACCAGCAATTATTTATGTTCCCAATATAATGTCAGATGCCCGTATTTCGGCAATCAAGGAGTTGGGGGCTGAAGTAGTTATTGTTAACGGATCCTACGATGATGCAATTGAAGAAGTTAAACATATTTCATCAAAGAATAACTGGTGTTTAGTTAGTGATACCTCATGGGATGGATATACAACAATTCCAAAAAACATAATGGCGGGTTATGGAACAATTTTCCGCGAGGTCGAAGAACAACGGGCGGATTCCAAAGTTCCAATAACTCATGTTATTATCCAAGCTGGCGTTGGAGGATTGGCCGCAGCGACAGGAGCATGGCTTGAAAAGCGTCGGAAACTATGCAATGTATGGGCCGATGATGTAAAATTAGTTATTGTGGAGCCGCAAGATGCTGATTGTTTTAAAGCAAATGTGTTAAATCAGGCGAATAATAAAGATTATCACGGTTCATTAGTTAGTTGTGTTGGGAAAACCGAATCAATTATGGCAGGATTGAACTGTGGAATGCCGAGTTTGATTGCATGGCCAATCGTCAGAGATGTAGCTGATTACTTTATTACAATTGGAGATAATTGGGCTCGCAAGGCGATGTTTGAGATGTACCTACAAGGAATTGTGTCTGGAGAAACCGGGGGTGCGGGTTTGGCAGCTATTCTAGCGTATAAGGATTTATTTTCCAAGGATGATGTTATTCTTACAATAAATACCGAAGGAGATACTGATCCTGAAAATTATAAAAAAGAGATAAAAAAATTCCAAAAATTAAGTAAACTATGATTTGGGGGTTACTTAATTTAAAAAATAAATTCAAATAAGTATAATATGAGTGCGCGTTTTTCAAATTTCATTGATCAATATGGAAAATTATTTAAATTAGGACAGGAAATTGTATTAAATCGGAATAAACTTACCAATCATAAATATTTTGCTCTTAATTTTTCAAACAAGGAATATAAGGATCAGTTATCAAGAATTGGGGAATTTGATAAATTACATAATAAGTTATCAAAAGAACATAAACTTTATAAAAAAAATATTTATGAATATTGGTCAGGAAATTAAATTTTTAATTGATCCTTAATGTAAGATAAAGAATACGAATGTTTGTCAAGATCATGGGAATCCGAAGTGTCCGGATATGTTACATTTCTCTTAATCGATTTAACAAATTCGTCTTGTAGCCAACCGGCCTTTTCATATAGTAGCATATGAATATTATAAAATGTATCGTTAGTAACTTTTCCGGGTTCAAGATGTTGAAGTTCATCCGGTAGTTTCTTAAGTGAATAAATACCAAGTGAAGGCCAATTTTTTTGAAAAGAACTCGGTTCATAGATTTCATAAAATTTCCTATTTCCCGAATCAATTTTTTCTTCAGCTCTAATAATAGTTTTTGGGAAACTTGAATTTCCATATTCATCATTGAATTGCGTAATGAATAGTGAGGACATAAGTACTATTTGTATACCCTTCATTCAAATATTAAAACTGTGTTTTTCAATTTTAATATTAAATACTTAAATATACCTGTCTAATAAGATTTAAATTTTCCAAATTTCTACGTGAATTCCCTTCGCTTACCCACGGTTCCAAAGTTTTTTGTGTTACTTCAAAAATACCTCTTTCAAATGTATAACTTGCTAATCCGTTAAGTAAAACGTCTTTCCATTCATTTGGTAATTGCTTTCGAATATTTTCAGTAAAACCAGCTAAAAAAGTCAAGTCCATTTGACTTTCGAGCATTGTAACATTTGACATTTTATAAATTGTATCTTTAATAACTGGTTTCATTTTTTCATTCATAAAATCAATAATATCTTCCTGGGTTGCTGTTCGCAATTGCCGATATTCCTGTTCCGAATTTTCTGTTGCGTCCATTTTTAAATATATAAATTTTTGGTCTTAAGTTTATATATGTAACAAACCCCGAAAAAGTTACCGAAAAATCGGTTTTTGAATTTTATGCTTTGCCTCCCAATGAACATGCCCCATCTTTATATTGTTGTGTTGGCCATGCTGAATATTCACAAAACGTCATCGCGTTCTTGGGTTGATACTGGCCAGTCCACCACATTACTGGGTCACCTGCACTATTCCTGATGGGGTTATTGTTTTCACAATACTGTCCTACAGGAAATTTTATAAAACACGCATCCTGTGCAATCGTACCCCAGTCCTTACATCCCCCGGTCTCAAGTCCAAGTTCGACGCATCCATTTTTACAAGATAGATCATTCCCATGCTTCATACAATCCGGGGATGTATCTTTACTACATTTGGCAGGTATGAAATTTCCAAACGATCCGTTTTTCGCATTTTCAGGAACAGCACAACACCCATTTTCATCCATTTCGAAAGGGCAAGGACAAACTCCACCCGTTGGAAATATCGAACAAAAACAATAATTTGCACACTCGGTTGGGCAGCCACCAGGGCTTGGAGTACAACAGAATTGATTTTCTGGACATGCAGGAGAGTCTGTTGAACATTCCCCTTTATTTTCAGGATGTGTTTTTGAACATGATCCACCTGAAGGCGGTGTTGGTGTTGACCCACCTGCACAAGTCCCACCATCACATGTAGCATCCTCATTACAACAGTCACTTGGATCATCACAACTTTCACCTGTTTGTGAACAATTCCCTCCGGGGTCTGGGCTTGGGCTGCCCCCAGAATTTCCATCAGATTTTAAACCTTTAACAATAGTAAAGATGGTAACAATTAATGCGATTGCAATAACACCAATTAAAACCATACTTGTTTTTGACATACTTGATTTTTGAGGACTCATTTCTGTTTCCATAATAAAGTTTATTTAATATAAAGTAAATAAAAATTAACATTAATTTTTATTTTTAAATAATTTACATCACCGGATTTTTCGAACAATAATTTCTGTAACTTTGAAACTGGATATTTCTCCAAGAATTTTTCGTTTCTTAGTTGTTTCATTCCAGATTTTGGAATGTATTTTTCCAATTTTCCTACGAATATCTGCATAATTTCCAGTCTCTTTGTGAAGGCCTCTTTTTTCTTTTTTTAATTGTGCAATCTTTTTATTTATTTCATCATACCTTCCAACAATTTTTTTTAAAGCAATCGGAGCATTTTTTCTTCTACATAAATTCCTTACTGATTTCATTATTCCTTCTTTATGCCACCTGGAACGGGATGAATAAGCTCCATCTTCTATCACAAAATTATTCCCTACATTATTACATAATGGACATCTTTTTTGGCTTCGAAACCATGGAAGAATACAGTCAGTATGAAATTTATGTGAACATTCAGGTAATGTATAAACTTGCTTGGAACCGTTAATCGAATCCATACAAATTGCACAATTATGATTATGATTTGGATTATGATTATGATCAGCCAAATTACTAACAGAATCCGTTAATGGCATAAATTTATATATTTTATATATATATGCCTTAACTCTATAAATATAAGTAAAAATACAAAGAGAAAAACTCAAGGAAAGAATAATTTCAAGCAATAATTTTCAGATGATTATCAGGAATATATGTCATTGCATGATTGAAGATATGAATTCCGGTGATTTTTGCAGTTTCTTCATTAATACAAGAATTATCCAGTTGGAGTCCTAATTTCTTATAAAAATTCTTGATAGAATTTAATTCATCAGGGTCTTGATTTTTATAGGTAGAGGCAAAAGAATCTACACTTTTACCCAACAAACTTTCTTGTAGAATTTTTATATTAAATTTGAACCCAGTTCCGGATGGTTCTCCCAATTCCATTAATAATTGTCGAATTAACCAAATTGGGCTTTTCCAATTTTTACAATCTTGTTTTGGGTATAAAAGAATAAATGTTTGTTGATGAAGAAGCATTCTTTTGATATAAATTAAGTTAATACATACAAATTTCAATTTCAATTTTAAGGTATTAACTTATATTTCGTTTCAGGTGTAGCTTTAACTATAAAAACAAAGAGTGCATCTATTTACGATTCAATTTGGATTTTCCGACCCGTCTATTCTTTAACCGACTTTTGGGTTTGGACTTCCCCTTTTTTCTTGAATTCTTTGAATTCTTTTGTTTATTGAATTTTGAGGTTCGTCGAGGTTTGAGTAAATTTCCTAAAACTCCTGAAATATTAGCAGGAATTTGAGGTTTTTTAACCGAATATTCAACTGATGCTGGTAATTCGACAAGATCAGTTTTTACATATAAGGCAATCACAGTATTCTCAGTTACAAGCTTGAAATATTTTTTCATAAGTGTGAGAAAGTTGCCCACTAACTTAACCCTTGGTCTTGGTGAAGTATCGTCATATAAATAAAATTTGTCACGGCATTCCGTAAAAGAAATATAATGACCACTATGTGCTCCTCCCAAATGTAAAACTAATCCTTTTAATTTTAAAACTGCTTTTTCTGAGCGCGCGACTCCGTCTACAGGGTTAATTTTAATATAATCATTAAATAAAAATTTGGTTTTTAATTTCGTGTTATGTCCGAACTGATTTAATCGGATGCGATTCAATCCAAAAAGCATATTATTTCCAGGGAGATTTCTTGTTATAAAAGGAATTTCTGTTGTCATTTGGGGAGTTCCTTTTTCAATGGCAAAGAATTGGGGGAATTGTAAGACAAAATTTAAATTAGAATTTGCAATTTCATCTAAATTTGGAAACATGAATAAATTAATTTTCTGAGTTTGAACGGATGTTCGGGTGATTATATGAACCCCGAAGCTTGCATTTGGGATCAATGTTTGCAATAAACTTCTTAAAAATTCCAAAGAATCCTGTTGTTCCCCAGTGGCATAATGATCCAAATTTAATTCAGTTAATAAGTTTAGAAATCCAGCATCTCGAACATTTTTCGCTCCGGGTAATCCTCTAGAGAATGCTGTCAGGGATGCCAAACTTGATCTTAAATCTCTTTGAATTTCATTAACATTTCTAGAAACCGTTTGCGCAGCTCTTCTACGTTTTCGTTCAACGGATTTATCAATAAAACTCCATTTTCCGTTGGCCGCTTCTAACGCGGGGATTGCTTCTTCTCTTAAAGCATCGCCGTCTTCGAAAACATACCCAATAATATTTCCTTCTCTATAATCCACTGTTGCAAGAAAACTATCTCCCCAACCTTCATCGCCTTCATCTTCTGGATCATCCCATATAATTAAAATGTCGTCTCCGGATTCTGGAAAAATTTCCTCACTTGCCCCCACGGGTTGGTCAATTATCGGAAAAGCGAGTTGTGGATTAATCAAAAATTCAGTTAAACCTGTTATATTTATTGATAGAAGGATAAAAAGAACAGCATCCATAAAACATGTATTTCCAACATTTTTCCAACCTTGAAAATGACATAAATCTTCTTTTGGCGCGGAACTTGCTCTTTGTAAAGGTATTGAAATTCGCGAAGGGCTTGGTGCTGAGCTTGTTCGTTTCATTTTATAATTATATCTAGACATATTTATAAAGAATAAGATTTTTAAATATTAAATTTAAAATCTTAGTAATTTACCTCTATTTACAACCATTGAATTTCATTATTTTGACTTCCTTCGTCTTGCTCTCTGTCGTCTTGACATCTGTCTCTTACTTCTTGAATTCCGTCGTCTTGAACCTTTTCTTTTACTTCTTTGTCTTCGCCGTTTGTAGGATTTTGTTATTTTTCTCGGCGTAAGAATTTTCCGATCCTCTTCACTCTGGTACAAAAGGAATAGGGACTGGCTTTTTGTTTCGTTATGTTTTAATAAATCTTTATACGTTCCAACTAACGAAATGTGTGGGAATGGTAAGGTATCATCATATAGATACCAAAAATTATTTAATTGGCATAAAAAATAGGTAATATAATGACCGGCATCAATTCCCCCGCTGAAATTTTTGTGAACCACAATTCCAGTTAAAAATAATTCTTTCTTAGTTGAATTTAATTTTAACCCGGTGGTTTTTAAGGCATTGATAAGTTCTGGATCGCTTGAATTTATAATTTCACTCCCATTCGAAATTTCTAATTTTTCATTGGGATAAATTTGTTCTGATATTTTTCGTCCAATAAATGGATCAATTCGATTTAGTTGAAAAAGAATAAAATTATTTTGATTAACAACATTAAGAATTATTGTTTTATTTTTAATATAAAAATCTGACTTTGGTGGGGAAGTTACGACTTTATCTTTTGTTGTTAATGGTAAAAAATCAGATAATTTTATTTTAAGTTTCTTAACTGTGGGGTCCAATTGTTTTTTTTCCTTAAATCTTTGATTTTTCTGCCTTTGTATGTATTTTATAGCATCATTACTAATGTAAAAGGTACTGCTTTTATTTACATTAACTTTTGTCTGAACCCAGTTTTTGTCGCCTCTTTCTTTTCGGAATCCTTGTTCTAATGAGAAAAAACTTTCTAAATTAAATAAACTATTAATGAAATTATAAAATTCTTCAGAATCTTGCTGGCTATAATCACAAAATAATTTTTTACCCATCCTTTTAAGAATTTTTTTTAATTCATAAACATCAATTCTAGTATCAGTTTCATCCCGAATTGATTCTTGGAATAAAGCTAATTGTGTTTGAAATTTTTCTTTTAATTTGATTATTCTTTCAAGTGGAATTTTAACAAGAATGGTTCGTGGATTTGGAGTTTTAATTAACCGTCTTTCATTAAATAGCGTTGGAAGTATTTTATTATTTTTAATACCTCCCAAAAGACTATTTGTAATAAACCGACTCGGAATTGCCAATAATAGAAATAAAATAGAATCCATATAACATGTATTTCCAATATTTACAAAACCTTTTAAGTTACAAGTTTCCAATTGATGGTTTCCAAATTTATCCAATGGTTTCATTTTATTAATAATTTATTATAAATTTATAAAAAATATATATATATATATATATATAAATTAAAATGTCTTGCTGCAGTAATTATGCCCAACTCGAAAATCATGGAATTAGTAAAGAACAAGTTAGTGCCTGTAAACAAGCACTTCGGAATTTTGCTCTTCATCCACCAAAACATGGGGAATTATGCGTTAAAAGAACTCCTCAAAATGGGAATGAATATGATTCCATGATTAAAATTTTAAACGAAACATCGCCTAAGAATTCTCAATTATTTACAGAAATTGCGGTAATGTTGGTGGAAAAACATTTAGGATGTTTACCTCCGAAATCTTATAAAAAAATTGGAAATAATTTAATTCCTGAGTATGTTTATGATGCTGGAAATTGTGGTGGGGGTGCATGTGGCCAAGGCCCAAATCCTGTGATTGCAGTTACAATCCTAAATATGTTAAATCTTGATTTAGATGTAAATAAAAGAGAAATCGCACGAATCGTTGATCAGTTAGAGGTTGGTATTGAAAAAGTCCAAGTTCGTCAATTATATCCCGAGTATCTTGATGAAAATCCAAACCCTCAACTTTGTTAAATTTAAAATAAATTTAAAATAAATTTATTTTAAAATGTCAAAAGATACTAAATCAGATTCCGTTATTATCGAGATGGATACTTTACATTTTGAAAATGCTTTACCCCTTCCACCAAATTCGAATGCTTCACGCGCTTCGAATGCTTCACGCGCTTCAAAACAAACTGAGTGTAACATCGCAAATCCTACGGATGAGACAGCGGTTTCAAAAGGGGAGCGATCCCGTGTTAATATAAATTTGAACAATGGAAATAATTATTGTTTATTTTGTTGGTTATTTTTATGTTTATTTATTCAAATTTTGATTATTGGAACTGCTATTTATTTTTATTTTAATATTTGGCTCCCATTCGAAAAAATTGTTGTTTATAATAATAATTTTACCGAGTATGTTCCAACTGAAACTTTTTTGTTAAATCAAAGTACAATTATTAACTACATTGATAAAAAAATTAATAATTCGATTTTAACAGTCAGCAATTTAACGGTTAATAATTTAACGGTTAAAAATTTTACGTTTGAACACGCATATGGAAATTTCTTGCAAAGTTTTTTAGTTAAGAGTTTCTTATTCGAAGGTGAAACAATGAATAGATGTAGTCTTGGTAAATGTTAAATTAAATTTAACAAAATCACTGTATAAGGAATTTTCCCATAGATTATAATTTCCTCCGGTTGTAGTTATTTTGCATGCAATTGAAAAAATCAAATTATTATAATATTTAATTTCGGTTACATACTCATTTAAAATCGAAAAAAATTCAGAATCTAACATATTCAAGAATTTTAAATCTTCATTCCCAGAGTTTTTATACTTAGAAAGTTTTCCAAATTCTTTATCTAAATTGACTAAATTTGCCTCTGTTAAATACAATCGTTTGAGAATTTGTTGGTATGAAGTATTTCTAGCCGTATTTTCAAATTCTTTACTTGAAATTAAGTTTAGGAAAATTTTTTTGGGATTTTGTTTTTTTTTTAATTCTGTTAAAATTAATCCAAATTTTATATAGTTTTGAACATATGTCCAGATAATTTCCCCAATTTCAATTGGAACTTTTTCAATAAAAGAATATTTTTTAATCGAATACATCAATTTTTATAAATTATAAATCTATAAATCTATAAATCTTCATTTTTTAGTTTTATGCCGACCAACTTTATGGCATATACAACAGCAAACTATAATCAATATAATTCCAAAGATTCCTGCATGAACTAAGGTCTGTCTCCATGAATAAAATTCGGCATAGCTCGCAAAATTTCCAAGCCTATCAGCATCACTGGGATCTGCCGGAATATTAATTAAAAATCCAGGAGATAAAATTATAAATAAAATTACTGCGGCAAATACACATATACAAAGTTTGGTTTTTGAATTATCGTTCATATTTATAATAAGTTTTTTAATAAATAAAAATATTTTAAATATTTTTATTTATAATACGTACGTATTATAAAATATACCTGCGAAAGTTCCCTACAAATCTAGACGTCCAAGCCTGAAAAGAAGTTCAAAAATAAAACAAGAGTCCAGTCAAAACCAAGATCGGCGTGTTCCTATTTACAGGTCTGAAGACTTTTATGAGAAAGTAAAAAATACCTGGATCAATCTTTGTCCCGTAGACGTAAATAGGATATAATATCATATAAAACTTTACAATCAAATTCATTATAATCCCCGATATCTTTCATAATTGGTGAATCACTTATTTTTTTATTCGCAGGATTTTGTGAATAACAGTTCCAAGCTTTTACCATTGCCATCATTCCATTATTACAATCAGAATTTAACTGAGTTGAAATCATTCCGTGCTCACGCATTGCTTTTGCAATATTCTTAAGTCCATAATTAAAACAATTTTTTATAGTAATTGGTTCATCTTTGAAAATTTTACAAAGATCAACCCAATTTAGACAATCTACGGACAAATTATTTCTTCGTAAACTTTTATTCCAAAAGCCTTTTTCAGCGTGCCAATAGAAGAGGCGAGGATTTGAAAATTTTGCTATAAATTTCTTAAATTCGGTTAGAATTTTAACCTCCGATTCGTAGCTTATTTTTTCCGCGATAAAATTTCTATATTCCCAGTCTTTTGTTTCATTATTAAACCATCCAATTCCAATCATAAAAATAATATTCATCTCTCTCTGATTTGTCAAGTTTTCTAAGGGCTGACAGATATCCGATAATGTTTCAAAATCTACATAAAAATCAGAAAAATTAGTTTTAAGTAAATGCTGGTCAATGTTCATTTTCGCAGGTAAAATTACATCAGAACAACTTTCCTTATTTATTTCAATAATTGAATCCACAATATTTCCATGATTATTTCCAAGACCAAGCAACTTTGCACAACAACTTTCATCTTTCCAGGATTTTACACCCCGGTCAAATGCTAATTGCCTATTTTTAGGACCACATTGCCAAAGCATTGTTATTTCCGATAATTCTTTCGCTAATTGTTCCTTCACTTTATTCCATTCATACGAATCTACACACATATTTGGATATAATTCAGGCTTGCTCGGCGGATTTATACTCCACAAACTCCCTTCGGAAAGAACTGATTTGTACCATGAAATTGCTTTAGAAGTTCGCTGGATAAATTCAAGATCCCGGTTACTAAAATCGATTACACCAAGTTTTTCAAACGCGGAAACTCCAGAATAAACTTGCTTACCTTTTGTATAATTCCATCTTCTTCCAAGAATATAACTTTTTTTTGAATCGAAACCCTGTAATTTGGAAAGAGCAGAATTATATACACAAAGCTGTGCTTTATATGCTGGGATTTTCCCTTGATTAAGTAAATGGATTCCATCGCTTGCTAATTTTAGAGTTGAAAATTTAATATCGATAACACGGTAATGAAAATTACCAGAAACAAGGAAAGGTGCTGGAATGTACAGATCAGGATTTTCGTATTGGTTTCCGAAAATTTGTGGAATATAATCTGAGCGAATCAAAAGATCGGGGATTCCAAAAGTTTTATTTTCGGAGTTTTTAAGAGATCCTGAGCATATTATATGAGTTCCACTTTTCATTAGGTCTTTAGTTTTTTTAATATTTTCCTCACTGTAAAAATTCCCAACACTTTTGACAGTAATATTTCTAAAATCTTCTTGTAAACACTTTATAACCTTTGTTTCAAATTCCATTCCCTTATTTCGAAGGAAATTAACAAAACCACCATTTAACTGAAGGGAAGGAATTCGAACATTTCCATTTTCATTGAAAGAAGTATTTTTATAATACAATTTAAGCCAGTCAACTAACGGATCATTAATCATAAAATTAAATGTTTTTGTTGCTGATATCCAATTTGCATCTTGCGAAGTTAAATTAGTTGAAAGGTTTAATCCCGACATTAATTTTGGACGTTGTGAACGCGTGGAATTAAAAACCCCGGTTAACATGTCATATTTACGTTTCATGTTTTATTTAGCATCTAACTTTTTAAATGTATTCACTTTCCAAAAGTGAATACATAAATTAAAAATTAAAAAAAAGAATTTAAAATAAGAAATGACGTCACGAGATATGTTTGAAGATATTCATAATTATGATGGAAAATTGAACAATTATGAACCAATAAAAAACTGGACTAAAAGTGAGAAAAAACAAATTTTCGAAGAATTAATTAAAATGATTCCAATTGCAAATATAGTTGCAATTAATGGAGTAAATTTGATTTTAAAAGATATGATGCAGTTTGAGGGGAATAACCCAAATTTTGATAATATCAACAATATGGATGCTAGTGATTTATTAGCTGACTTAATTCAAAAAATAAAAGATGGAAACGACGTACTTTCAATTCTTATTGAACAATTAGAGGATATGGTATTAACTGGAGTTTGTCCCCAAGGACGCGCGATCCGTTTTTATCAAATTTTTATCACCCTTAGTTTTTAATTTATTTAAATAATTTCGACCAGTTGTAATTTGAGTTGGAACAAAATCTTTAACAGTTGTTTTCTGAATTCCTGAATTGGTGGTATAAATAAATTTTCGAATCCCTTTGGCTTTTATCATTTCATAACAATCTTTGCACGGAGCCGATTCTCTTGGCGCCCCTTTTGGATTAATTCGAACAATATATAAGGTAATTTTTGCAAAATCTTTTATACCTAAATTATTTAATTTATGTATAACATCGGCCTCTGCATGGCATGTACACGTATTCCGGATAACTCCATCTTTTGAATATGTTCGGTAATTATTAAATCCACTGGAAACAATTTTTCCATTTCTTACTGCAACACATCCATGTCTCATTAACACAGGACTTAATTCTGCCTGACTAATTGCTGACCATAACATTTTTTCATCGGCCTTTGTTAACCAAGTCATAACAAAAATATCAACAAAAGTTTCAATCATTTTTCATTTTTATTTAAAAAATACATACACACAAAAAAATTATCCCAATTAAAGTAAGCGAACATTCGGCAACACATTGCCAAAATACGTTATGTTCTCTGTTTGGAATCTCATTGTTAGCGTTTTCAGTTTCTTGATTTCTCCCGGAATAAGATAAACTTTGGATCGGAGGACCGGCCTCATAGTCATATTCGTCGGTTTGGGCGTATTCATCATGACTACTATCTTGATTTAAAATGTCTTCATCTTTTTCTTCAATTAAGACATGACGACATAGAGGACATAATACTTTTTTTGGATTAAATTCGTACATAAGATCAAAACATTCGTCACAAATTCCGTGATTGCATGGTAATGTTAAATAGTTTGTTTTATTATCCAAACAAATTGGACATGAAATTTCGGCAGGCCGTTTCATTTATTAATTAAGGATACTGAATTTTAATAAATTAATTTTAAATTTATTAAAATGAAACTTGTAACATTCAAAGCTGGTCAATTATTATATCATGGAACGGTAAATAGTTTTCCTCCATAAAAATTAATTCTTCCTGCATGGTTTTCCGTAGATATTGATCAGGTTCAAAATCATATAGCCTATAAATTTTATGGTCAAAAAAATGGAAAAATTATTTTATATAAAACTTTAATAGATTTAAATTTGATGGAGACTTTCGTTTGTTTGTTAATGAACATGGTAATAAGAAACTAAAATTTAATTTACAAAAGGGAGTGTATGGCGATGATATACATGGATATATTAATTTTCCAGAACAAAAAGAAATTATGATATGTAAATATACGGGAAATATTGATTATTTTGGAGAAAAGTATGTAGAATTAGTTCATAAAGTATGTTATAAGAGATTAGGAAAAAATTGGAAGATGAAAAAAAGGAACAAAAAGCTTGTTGTATTATTAATTAACACTTTTTAAAATTTAATAATGAGAGCACGGTGTTTGTATTTTTGGAATTTTCCTCTAGTACAATTATTTTTATGACCCCCCACTCCTCCTCCTCCTCCTCTGCCGTCGCCGTCGGCTCCTGTCCACCCAGCCACGGCTACCTGCCCCGCCA